GGCGACGCCGAGATCCCAGGCGGTGTGGACGCGTGAAACAGGATCATACGGCACCGGGCAGATCTGGCCCTTGTCGTCTAACTTGCCGAGTTCCTTGCCGTATATCGCGCCTTCGATGTTGGATGCCCAGTCGCACTCGAACTCTTGCGCGTAGGCCGATTCCGACATCATCGTCTTGGCGGCGTCGAGTTCCTCGTCGGGCAGGATGCCGGTCTCGGATGCCTTCGCTAGGTAGGTAAACCAGGTCGGGTCTGTCTGGGCCTCGTGGTATAAATCGTAAAAAGCATTGTGCCCACGCGGCGTGCCCGTGATGATGAGGTAACCCTGGCGATCGGCCAGCGCCGGCCTTACCACGGTGGGCAGTACCGGCTCGGGCATATCGGCCATCTCGTCCATCACCAGGCCGTCGAAAAACCTACCGCGTAGGGTCTGATAATTATCTGCGCCTAAAAGCTCTATCCTGGCACCGTTCGGCAGATCGCATCTAAGCTCTGTTTCGTGATACCGGGTGCCAGGGATAGGCGCCGTGTATTCTTTTAGATAGTCCCAGACGATCGATTTCGCCTGTCTGTACGTCCCCGTGAGGAACCCATAACGAGCCATCTGCTTAGTCGTGCTGGCAGCATCGCGAATCAGATGATTGATCGCCATAACCGACTTGCCGGCACGGCGATGCATTACGATGCAATTAAAGCGATGCTCGGCAATCTCGGCATGCAGACGCGCCTGTAGCGGTCTAGGTTCGTACGGGATCTCGATCAGTGTCATGCGGCCGCGCCTCTTCCAGAACGCGCCTGCAGGAACCGCAGCGGCCGTTGCCGTCAGGCGACCAGATGAGACGCGTAACCTGGCCGCACCAGTCGCAGACAAGCATCTGCGAGTTGCCGCTCGTGCCGGGGGGCCTGCTAGGCGGTTGGGTAGACAACGCCGGACAGGACGACCTGCTCAGCTGCACGCAGCACCTGGCTGGCCTCTAGCTTGTTGACGACCTTGGCATCATCGATGATGACGGTAATGCCGCTGGACGTGCTACCGCCGTCAGCAGCCGTGTAGGCCTCTGGGAGGGTGTTTACGTCGCCGGTTATGGTGAAGGTGCCCATGGGGATCTCCTGTGTGTGTGGGTCGTGTGTGTGTCCAACGTGTGTGTGACGGTACGGAGCCGTCGAACGGGTATAATCTTCTAAGACGCGGCCGAGAAATTCGGGGGGGTGGGGGGGTCGATTCCCGAAAAACCCACAATGATCACGAGGCGCAGAAAACTGCGGCGCGCTGCCAGCAGGATCGCCATGCCACTGGATGCGTTGGCCCCGCCGGCCAGAGGTCGCGCGCAGAAAACTGCGCCGATCGGGGTGTGTCATGCTGTTGCCGTACAAAATCCGTACACCTGGCTTGCCGATCGATCACGTTGCAGCTGCGATGCATTCTCATCTATGACTTCGCGCGCGGAACGGCGACAGTCAGCAGACACAGCACAGGATCACAACCTTTCCGAGCCACCACCATAATCCTCATCAGTGCCCCAGCCAGCTGAGGCCATCGCACTGTCGTGGTCACCATCCATGCTGTCGCCATCGTCGTGATGGCTAGGCTGCAGCGCCTCGCCGAATAGCAGCACGGCACGCCTGAGCTGCGATGCTGTCAGCAGGTCGAGCGCTGCGTTCAAGACGATCTCCGCGATTAGTTCATCAGTGAGCGGCTGATCACCCTGCAGACCCCGGCCGAGCGCATCGTCAATCACATCGGGCATTGTCGTGGTCTCCGCAATGCTTGGCACGTCGACGATAGGCGCCACGGCCCTTTCGAGCCTTCACGATACGTTGCGTGAACTCGCGGTCTGCCAGCAACCTGGCTAGCGGGTTCCGCCGTCGTGTCGGCGTCGGTGGTGTCGGCCGTGCCATCCAGGCCTCCAGTGTAGCGGGTGCGGCGGGCCAGTCGCGATGCGTTGGAGCACAAGCAGTGACGATGCCGCACCCGCAGCTGGAGGAGGTGACGCCAGCTTAGACGAATCTAGGCATATTTCAGGCCATCCAGTCTACGATGACATTCATACTGTGTTGCTATTTGTTAGTCCCGTTGCTCCGCGTTGTGGCAACAGCCTGGCCAGCAGATCACGCAATGCGGCCTCATAGTCGCGCTTGACGCGCCGGCGATCCATGCCGAGCATCCTGCCGAGCTTCGACCATGCTGGCCCACGCTGCCTGTCAGCAGCAGAGAATGCGACAGCCCAGACCAGGCGCCGCTGGTCAGCAGGCAAGAGCGGTACGATCCTGATTGCACGTTCGTACCTTGTGACCTGTTCCGTTGTTGCTTGTAGCCGCACCCTCGTATGCTCGTCAGCGTACGACAGCCATTCTGCTTTGGTGTCAGGCCAGTATGTCGTCGTCACCCGGCGCATGGCGCGAGGCAGGCGGTGCTCTGTCTCGGCAGCTTCGATCAGCAGCTTGTGCAGCGGTGCGATAACCGGGTCATCGAGCAGCTCATCATGCGTCGTCATCGCTGAGCCACTTTGCCTGCTCCTGGTGGTGCAGCGTGGTGCCGTGCTTGCGGATCTGGAGTTGCATATTTTTAGCTGCGGTCATCCTTCTGATGAGTTTCGCAGCCGCGTCAGCGTTAGTAAGCCTCTCACTAGTAGGCTTCTCACTAGTAGCTTCTCGGAGTAGCTTCTCGTTAGTAGGCATCTATCTAGTAAGCTCCTAGGAGGAGTATAATAAGAGTAGTATGTAGTAGTACTAGTAGCTACTAGTTAGTTGCTACTAGTTAGTAGCTACTAGGGCTGGTTGCGCATCCATTGACGGACAATATCGGGTAATTCTCGATGACCGCGCAGCATGTGCCGTACCGATGCGGCCTTCATGCCCCATAGCTGGCCGGCGGTGTCATGGGATACGCCATGCTTGAGCATCAGCTGCTGCAGCGCCTGGCGCTCCTCGTAGGCTTTCAGGATATCCTGCTTGGGGTTCCGTCCCGTCATCAGCGCCACGTCGCGATGCCGCCGCGTAGGAAGCTGCCGACGCGGGGTGCGCTGCGGCCCTCACCAAACCCTCGGTAACAGAGCGCGTGGTGATACCCGCAATATGAGCTGTCGGTCGCTTGCGGCTGCTGGCAGTAGTGCCAGTCGTCGTCGCGGACATCGCCATCGATCCAGCGGCAGCCTTTCGGTTGCTGTGCGTCCTGCACCTGGCGCTGGCGGTCGCCGACCTGGCGCTGGTAGGCCTCGGCCAGCAGGCGTCTGGCGCGCGGCATACCGACATGCAGCTCAGCCATGACGGTGATCAGGGTCGCCTTGTTGGCCAGCAGCTGCGCCGCTGCGTCGATCTCGGCTTCGGTCAGCGCCTTCGGCTTGCGCAGCCCGGCGTTGGTCGTACCACGCTTGGGCGCGGTCCTGGGGCCGTGCCGCTACACGATACCGGCGATCTTGTTGCGCGTGACGCCGATGCTGGCGGCGATCTCTGAATAGCTCAGCCCGGTATCGAGGTATAGCTCGATGACCTGCGCCTGCTCTGCTGTCATTACCAATTCTTACACTCCCCTGCTAGGATGGCGCTGAGATCGGCCACCAGCTGGGCGGCGACGGAGATGCTGACCGGCTCGTAGCAGACCAAATGCCCAATGTCGGCATCGGTGAGGTCGATGTGCTCGAACTGCTCGCGCGCCAGGCGCAACACCAGCTCGATCGGCTCGCCACGGGTGGCTTGTCTGACCAGCACACTCATGCGCGTAACTGCTGTTCGATCGCACGGGCGTGCGGCGTCGGCTGACGCAGTGTCACTAAACCGGCCAGGAAGGCCTTACAGTCGTCAATCCCGCGCACGGTGCTCAGATGTACCCCGCAGGCCAATAATTCGCTGTGGCAGGCTCTCTGGGCCTCTGAGAGCACACCGCGCGGCGTCTTGACCTCCAGGAATATGGCGTTGGCCTGGTCTGGGCAGACAAATTCATCCTCTGGCACGAATATTTCCAGATCCGGCCAGCCGGCACGCAGGCCTAGTGCTTTTAATTTCATGCCGTAGTGTGGCTTGCGCCGGCCCTCATTCGGTGAGTGATGCACGCAGGCCGTGTCGGGCAGCACATCATGCAGCCATCTGACTATGCCGATCTGTAGCGCAGCTTCGGTTGTCATGCGGTCTCGCTCCAAGGTCTTGGGTTCTGCCGGCGCCTGATGATCCAGTCCTCGACGGTAACCGTCTGGCCGGTCGCCTGCTCGATCCGATCGATCAGCGCCATCGATGGATGCCGCAGGCCACGCGCCAGCAGCGATACATAGGAAGTATCGATCTGCAGCTGCCGCGCCAGGTCCGCATTGCTGCGTTGTGTGGCCCTCAGATAGTTAGCAAGATCCATCAGGTTTAATCCCAATCGTGACAATGCGTCATGGTTGCGCGCCATTGTGGCCTTGTCCAGTTCTTTGTTGTGTCACGTTGCGTGACGTTGTAGCGTGTTGCTCACGAGGAGGAGGGCGTGCGCACAATCGGTAAAGACAACGTTGCGGAGTTCATTGCTACGATCAGGCCGCTGGTCGTGGAGGAGGTGATGTTGCTGGTGCAGCAGCCCCGGAACGGCTACGAGCGCGAACAGATGCCGGCCGAGCAGTTCCGTGGGGTCGTGGACCTGATGGGCAGATCCGCCGAGCTGCGCGCGCTCATTGCGTGGCAGCGGGCTGAGATCGCCACCCAGCTGGTGGGGTATCGCACGGCGACTGGCGGTGTGCGCGTTGACTATCGCAGCCCGAGCCGTTTTCTGATGCTGTTGCGGCGCACTAGCGCGCTGGGGACCGGCGACTTCACCCGGCACGCCACGAGGCAAGATATCGTCGACCAGGTGGTCTCCTACGGCGCGTCCGCGACTACCGCCAGGCGCCTGATCGACGACACTGAGCACGCCGGCCTGGTCAATATCGTGCCCTGCGACCATCTATGCGAATTTGGCTGCTCCCAGGCCGGCGCTCCGTGCGGCTCACAAAAACATTACGTCACGCCGACCGCCTCGTGGATGTTTTCCCACTGCGCGAAGCAGCTGACGATGATGCTGTTCCGCTATGCGATGTATCGTGTCGACAGTTCAGACCAGCTGGCGGCCTCGACCTTCCGAGAGCGGTGGGAACGCAATTTCGGCTTCCGGCCGTCAACGCTCGACGCCGCCGAGCTGGTCTGGGCACGGGTGTCAAGGCCGAGTCCCAATTTGACAGGCGACAAGGTTAGATATGCTTAATAGGATAAAAACAATGCGGATGCGCGCGGGTCTCTCCTGCGCCGAGCTGGCCAGGCGCCTGGACATGTTCCCGGCGACGCTAGGCCGGATCGAGCGAGGCGAACGCGGTCTTCGCACCGACCTGGCGGTCAGCGTCGCCGA